TTTGACCCAAATCTATGTTAATCATAACAGCAAGGGCAAAACTTTTGATGAGTTTTATACAGCCATGGAACGGGACAACTTTATGAGTGCCCAGGAAGCTGTGGATTTTGGCTTGGTTGACGAGATCATCACAAGACGCCCATAAAGTGCGCATATAATTGTCGGGCTTAGTATACTATAAATACTTTAACAGGAGTATGCTATGGCCCGCAAGTCTTTTAATTGGAGTCTCTTGGATAGATACAACCTTTATACAGTAATGTATGATTTGGGTAACAGTATCATCGGCAAGCGAATTCCAATTTTAGAATTACAAAAACTGTTAAGTCAGCATATCAAAAGTAAAATTCCCGTTAAAGTGGTTCGTAGACAAAATGACCCTAGTCAAAAAAGAGGCCAAGTCTACATGGGAGGCACATACTACAGCTACAATGATTGGAACAATCAACGACAGATTGAAATAGTTCTCAGCTATCATCCTGAAGACACCCAAATCAAAATAAGTGAGTACCGTTGGAGCAGACTTTGCAGTTTATTTGCCGATACAGTTCTGCATGAGATTATTCACATGCGCCAGTATCGTAGCAGAGAATTCAAAGCAATTCCTGGATACGAAAGCACAGCTCACTATTACAAACAACGAATGGACCAACAGTATTATGGTCACAAAGACGAAATAGGTGCGTTTGCCTTTAATATAGCCTGCGAAATGCTAGACAAGTTTGGCAATGATAAATTATCTGTTCAAAAGTACATGGACAGTTTACAGGCCAAAAAACATAAAAGAACATCATATCATAGATATTTAAAAACCTTTGATTGGAATTACAATCATCCAATTATTCAACAGCTCAAAAGAAAAGTAATCCGTAATTTGAACTATGCTGAAATTGGCAAGCCATTTAAAACATCAACCCACTTGACATACTGATAATTAAACAGTATAATATATACTTGCACAGTTAATTATTGGAGTTAAAATGAGCGATCCTTGCTACAGTGTTATTTCTAGTCTAGAAGATCATTCAAGCCGTTTGAACAAAGAAGCTATTATCCAAGCTCAGGCTGAGTTGGGTAATAATGAATTCTTCGAAGGTTGTCGCCTTGCACTGGACCCAATGATAACTTTTGGACTTAAACAAATACCGGAGAAAATGGATGCGGACGGTGATGGGCTACCTTGGGATAGTTTTACTCTCGCTCTTACTGGCTTGGTTAATCGTACAGTTACCGGAAACACAGCACGAGATGTTGTTAGTGCGATGATGCAAAGTGCCACTAGGCAGGAGTGGAACGGTTGGTACCGACGCATCCTTATCAAAGATTTGCGGTGTGGTGTAAGCGAAAAAACAATTAACAAAGTAGTAGAGAAGAAATATGCCAATTATGCTATCCCTGTATTCGGGTGTCAGCTTGCTCATGATAGTGCTAATCATGAAGGCAAGGTGGCAGGGAAAAAACTTATCGAAGTTAAGCTCGACGGCGTACGAGTTATTACTATTGTTCGTGCTGATGGCCGCGTGGATATGTTCAGTCGAAATGGTAAAGAGCTTGCAAATTTCTCTCACATAGCAGAACAAATCAGTCGTGTAGTTAAGGCAAAGTCCACAAGTAAAGATATGGATCTTGTGCTGGATGGTGAGATTATGAGCGGCAGTTTCCAAGACTTGATGAAGCAAGTACACCGAAAGGACAATGTTAAAGCAGGTGATGCTATATTAAATTTATTTGATGTTCTTCCTCTTGCAGACTTTGAAAAAGGTGTGTATAATAAAGATCAGACCACACGTAGTAGCATGGTTAAATTTTGGGTAGAGACTAATCAAGAACAGTTGCCCAATGTGACTTGTGTTGCCAATGAGCTGGTTGATTTGGATTCCAAAATGGGTCAGACTCGTTTCAAAGAAATCAATGCAAAAGCAGTGGCAGGTGGTTACGAAGGTATTATGATTAAGGATCCAGAGGCGCCGTATGAATGTAAAAGAACTGTTGCGTGGCTCAAGCTCAAGCCGTTTATCGAAGTTAGCCTTGAGGTCAAGTCCTTGGAAGAAGGCACAGGAAGAAATATCGGACGTCTTGGGGCACTGGTCTGCGAAGGCATGGACGACGGTAAATCAATTCAAGTCAATGTTGGCAGTGGTTTTAGTGATCATGACCGTGATACTTTTTGGAATTCAGGTAGCGAAGTCCTTGGGCAGATTGTGGAAGTGCGAGCAGACGCAGTCACAAAAAATCAAGATGGATCGTTCAGCTTGCGGTTCCCCAGGTTCCTCAGATTCAGGGGTTTCAAAGTAGGAGAAAAACTGTGACAGAAATCACTAGGGTAACAGCACAAACCGCAGAGATATATCGTCAAATTGACATTAAAAAGTTAGATAAGAGACATGAAGAACTCCGTTTAGAAGAACAGCGTGTCAAATTAAATATCAAAGATAACGAAGAAAAAAGGATTGAGATGAATCGCCGTATGAATCGTCCAGGACAAAATATAGATAGGATGGCATGATGAACCCGTTTAGAGATCAAGAAAAATTTATGCGAGCCTGTGATCAGACCGTGGGTACGCACAACGAAGAACAATATAAATTGTATATCAATTTGATTAAAGAAGAAGCAGAAGAACACGCAACAGCATTTGCAGCCCGAGACATCGTTGAAGAACTAGATGCCCTTATTGACATTCTAGTTGTTACAATTGGTGCTATCCATAGCATGGGTGCAGATGCAGAAGGTGCATGGAAAGAAGTGATGAAAACCAACTTTGCTAAGATTGATCATGAAACTGGTAAAGTTCGAAAACGTGAGGACGGCAAAGTTTTAAAACCCGTGGGCTGGGTGTCGCCCGACCTTAAACCATTTATTAAAGGAGAATAACATGTTTGGTGCAAATTATATGAATAGCGGTATTTTGAGTTATCGCAGTGCTAGTGAAATCAATAGTGCAATGGGGCGTGTTTACGGACACATGAGCCTTGCTGTTATTGTATCTATGATTGTGAGTTACTTTGTGGGCACAAGTCCAGAGTTGTTGGCTTTCTTTTTCACAGGCGTAATGAAGTGGATTGTGATTTTTGCACCGCTAGCAGCTGTGTTTGGCATTAGCTATGTGTTAGGCAATAATCCCAGCAAGGGTGTAGCACAGTTATGCCTGCATGGTTTTGCGGCCCTAATGGGACTCAGCTTTGCCACAATCTTTGCTGTGTTCACCATGGGATCAATTGTGTCAGCGTTTATGGGTGCAGCCATCTTGTTTGCAGTAATGAGCGGGTACGGCTACTTTACCAAGCGCAGTCTAGATAGCCTCGGCAAGTTCATGTTGGTTGGTTTAATTGCCATTGTTATTGCCAGTATTGTGAATATCTTTATTGGCAGCACTGTGATGCAGATGGTGATCTCAGCATTGGCCATTATTATCTTTTTGGGATTAACTGCTTACGATACACAACAGATTCGTGAAGAACTCAGTGTAGATACCACACCTGCCGCTGAAGTGTCGGGTGCATTGACTCTGTACATGGACTTTATCAACTTGTTTATTAACTTGTTACAACTTTTTGGCGATAGAAAATAAAATGGCACAACATACTAACTATTGGAGTTGTACTCCTTTTGCAGACTGGATTCGCGGCACCAAGAAATTGAGTGCGGGCACAGCAGAAGAATGGGACGACTGGACAACTGCGGCCCAAATGAAGCACAACTTCCGTTATTGGTTAGCAGAAGAAGCACTAGGTCACATTCAAGATTTTGTAACCTACCCTATTAGAAAGATTTATGATATTAAGTACTATATTAATAACCGTTGGGTTACTCGCACTCACAGCCTTACTGCTCACGCCCGAGATATCAAGCCGGGTAACTGGTGTGATGTGGGCAACCGTTTCCTTCCTTGCCTTTTCAACGAGTTGGTGGACTTTGTTGAAGTAGAATCAGCATGGATGCACATTGCTTGGGGAGATGAGAAAGACCGAGCCAAGTACAATCCTCCATTCTGGGCCAGTGGTTGGTGGCGTTGGCGTACATGGCGTTGCCCTCAGGCAGGCTTAGATCATCTTGATTGGGCCATGACCTTAGTTATGGATGACAGTATGGGTGTTGAAAAAGATAGTCCTAACTTTGGTAAGCCTACTGGTCAAGCAGACCGTGCTAGAGAAATCAAAGAGCTGTACACATGGTGGACCACCGTATATCCTAATCGTCCCGATCCTTACGAAGCAAGTGGTTGGACAGAATACTGCGAAGCAGCTCGTCTAGCCAATGGTGGCAAGTTAAGTTGGTTGGGCAGTGACAAGACACCAGAACTCAAAGCCATGAGCGATAAGTCTCATGCCTTGCTACAGGAAATTGAAGCGGCTTACGAAGCAGAAGACGAAGTCATGATGATCCGACTGATCAAAGCTCGCGACAGCCTATGGACTTAAATTTAAATTACTGCGAGTGTAAAAACAAGAAATCTTACTCACAGGAGTATGATGCCTACTATTGCAAGTCCTGCAACAAGTGGTCTGAGTCCGTGTGCGATGATCCCGATTGTGAGTTTTGTACAACCAGACCCAACAAGCCTGCCAATGACTGAAGTTTCTAAGAGCATGGTCCGGATCTTAGCTAGAGTTCGTGCCGGTTGTATCATGGCTAACATACTAGAAAAAATAGAATAATTGTAAAACCAATGGTAAACAAAATAGTTATTGTCACTGGCGGGTTTGATCCCTTGCATAGCGGCCACATAAAATATTTTGAAGCGGCACGAGAATTAGGAGATATGCTCGTGGTTGGCTTGAACTCCGATGAGTGGTTGGCCCGCAAGAAAGGTCAAGCATTCATGCATATATACGAAAGAGAAAAAATTATAAGTTCTCTTAGAGTAGTTGATAAAGTTGTTTGTTATCCTGATGCAGACAATACGAGCAAAAATACAATAACTGGGGTCAGAGCAATGTACCCCAAGGCAACAATTGTATTTGCTAACGGCGGAGATAGAACAGCAGATAATATTCCAGAAATGGATATTAATGACGACAATCTGATTTTCAAATTTGGAGTGGGCGGGACAACTAAATCTAACAGTAGCAGCTGGATTTTGAACAACTGGACGGGAGAGCGTGTCAAGAGAGTTTGGGGAGAATGGCGAGTATTGTCGCAAGTAAACAACACTATCAAGACCAAAGAACTTATAGTACACCCTGGGCAAAAATTAAGTATGCAACGGCATAAGCATCGTTCAGAATTCTGGTTTGTAACCCAGGGAAAAGCTCGCGTACACTGGAGTATGGGTTACACTGATATCAAACCCTTGGGCACTATAAAAATCCATGCAGACGAGTGGCATCAATTGGAAAACATAGGATGCAACATATTGCATGTTGTGGAAATACAACACGGGGACTTGTGCGACGAATCGGATATTGAGAGAGTTGACAACTAAGTACTCTGGCAGTATAATATACACATGTTAAACAAAACAGGAGCAGAAATTGGCTAAACCAGCTACCGCAAGCCGTGGACGGGCACCAAAAGATCTAAGCCCAGTCTGGGAAGGACACGAATCTTGGACTGAATCCGAATTTTTGCGGAATTTCCATTCTGCAACTGCTTACTACCGTATGGAGTTTTCGGGCAAAGATTTGAAGCCAGCAGTCGTCAAATGGATGCAGACAGTTGGTTGTACCAAAGAAGACGTTACAGCATTTAAGAAAACCAAAGATGGTCGCTGTAATGTCACAATGGGTGCTATTGCCAGTTGTTTGCTTCGCGGCATGCCCGCTGTTCGCGAGGACTTTAACAAAGGTCGTGACACAGCTGCTTGGTTACGCAACGAAATTGTGCAAATCATTGAAGCTGGCAAGAACGATATCGACGAAGAAGACGCCAAAGCGACAGAATTGGCCAAGACAGTTGTGGCACAGCCCAGCATTCAAGATCGAGTGCGGGAAGCCGCATACAAAATGACTGAAGAAATTGAAGATGCCATTGAAGGCTTCCAAACTGATCCTGAAACCTTTGATCCAAAGGCGTTCAAAATGCTCAACTTGCTCAAGGGCAAAGAAGTCAAAGCCGCACATGCTAGGGTTATTAAAACCCTCTACAGCAGGGATTTAACTGAGCTGGAGCTGTTGGCCAGCGGCAACGCAGATGAACAGCTTAAAGAGGGCTATAGCCACCGCACAAAGAAGCAAATTCGCAATTTGATTGCATTTTACCAAGAGATCATGAGTGCATGTGACATGTTGGCTCAAGAAGCCAAAGTGAATCGCAAGCCCCGCAAAGCTAAGTCAGTGCCAAAAGACAAAGTTGTAAGCAAGCTCAAATTCATGAAGAGTTTTGAACCGTTGAAATTGGTAAGTATTAGCCCTACCGATATCATTGGTAGCAAGGAACTTTGGGTTTACAACACAAAGACTCGTAAATTAGGTCGTTATGTGGCCGAGGAATACAAAGAGTTAGGTGTTAAAGGCACTACCATTACTGGATTTAGCGAAACTGCCAGTATTTGCAAAACACTACGCAAGCCGGAAGACAAACTCAAAGAGTTCAAGACCGCAGGCAAGGTACAGATGCGCAAGTTCTTGGACACTATCAACGCCACCGACACTCGAATGAATGGTCGGTTAAACGAAGAAACTGTTCTACTCAAAGTGCAATAAGCAGTCAAAGACTGGATAAATACTCTAAAGAGAGTGCTTATCCATGACCCAATTATTACACATAGAAGACAACACCGTTGCCATAAGCAACTTGACCCTAAGTACAACTCAGGGTCAAGTTAACCATAACGGCAATTATAATGTTAACGGCTGCATTAGTGTAGCAAGTAATGTTGATATAGCTGGAAGTCTCAAAGTAAAAACACTCATGGTTGAAAACTTGGTGGCTGCAAACAGCACTACCAATACCGGGCAGTGGGTTTTTAATAGTGAAAATGAGCTGAACGGTAAGGGGTTCAGTTGGGCACACGGTACTGGTCAAACTCAATTTATCTACAAGACCGGTGGCAGGTTATGGACCAACGCCAGTTTGGATCTTGCAGCATCTGGCAACTACAGAATTGATGATATTCCAGTATTGAGCTTGTCTGCATTGGGTGGAACAGTAACAGACAGTCGCCTTTCAACAGTTGGCACATTGAATGCCTTGCATGTGGCAGGCGATACAAATCTCGGAGACTTTGCTTTTTTTAACAGCACCTATAATAGGCTAGGATTAGGAACAGAAGAACCGTCGGCGGCTATTGACATTTTGGATAACAATGTTAATATTATTATAGGTAGTCCCCAATATGGGCTAGCAAATATTGGAACTAATAGCAATCATGATCTTGCTATCGTCACAGACAACCAAGCAAGAATAACTATCAAGAGCAGTGGTGAAGTTAATATTGCTGGCAATTTGAATATCAAGGGCACAATTACAGCAACCAATATAGTTACAGACAGCAGAATTGATCGTACACAGGCCTTGCAATTTTTATCAACTAAAGATACTAGTATATACGGTCTCGGACTTGTTTGGATAGGCAACGGCGCTACTCGTCAATTTGTCATGCACAGCAATCCTGACAGATTGTTTTCAACGGAAAATATAGATATTGCTGCAGACAGATCCTATTTTGTTGATGCTAAACCAGTATTGGGTGCCAATACACTGGGTTCAGGAGTAACCAACAGTAGTCTTACCAGCGTGGGCATATTGAGAAATTTAACTGTGACAGGTCCAACATTGTTGCAATCAAATGTTTCTGTCAAAGGTCTAACAGTTGAAAACGGTGTGGCATTAACGGCCGCAGGACTGGAGTCAACAAATCAAATCAGTTTGAAGAGTAATGACAAAGAAATCATTTATGGAGACATCAACCAAATTGATATTGGCGATAAATCAACGCAATCCAAACCTGTTAAGATTTTTGGGCCTTTAAGTGTTAATATCAACAACCCTGATCCCAGTTTACAATTCAGTGTAAATGGGGATGTCAGTATTGGTGGCAAAAGATTTACAAACGGTATAGTGGCTCCAGCCGCAGGCGTATTCAGAATTGGGGATGTGTGTTGGAACACTAATCCAGTACCTAACAGTTATATAGGATGGGTATGCATGGTATCAGGTACTCCTGGTCAGTGGCTAGGTTTTGGCATGATTGGTAGTCAATAATTTTGACTTTGTCTAAATAAATCTATATAATTACTAAAGTGGACTTAGGCATTCATCCCACTTAAAATATTCTGCATGTCATTGCTTAATCAAGGAGATTACAATGGCAAAATTTTTCTCAACAAAACATTACGGACACAACATTGGACTGAGTGCGGTATTCCGCCAACCCAATGCAGATCACAGTCACTGTCACCTGCTACACGGTTACAGTCTAGCGTTCACATTCACATTCGGCTGTGATAGTTTAGACAACAAGAACTGGGCAGTGGACTTTGGAGGACTCAAGGCACTTAAAGCATGGCTGGAAGATCACTTTGATCACAAATTGGCTTTGGATAAAACAGATCCACATTTATCAAAGTTTCTAGAATTGGAAATGTTAGGTCTAGCAGAGATCCGAGTCTTTGATGGAGTGGGTGCAGAGAAGTTTGCCGAACACGCTTTCAATTTTGCTGACACTTTGATTCGACAAAAGACTGATAATCGTTGCTATTGTGTTAGGGTAGAATGTGCAGAACACGGTGCTAACTCAGCTACTTACGAAGGGTAAGAATGAATAGTTTTGAACGAGTGTGGGCAAGAGCAACTGGTCACTTGATGGGAAGCACTGATAGTGACCGACCAGATGTGCCCATCCTTACCATTCGTGAAGCAAGAATTGCTTTGTTTTTGAAAACATTTTGGGTGGTAATTCATGTGATCACTTGCGTTTTCATCATAGCAAATGTTATGCGGCATTGGTAATCTTTATTTTGACACATAGAGGACATGGTGTTATAATACACTATGTCCATTTTTATTGATTGAGTATTATGAAACGTATAGGCTATGCTTGCAAGTGGTTGGATGACGCCAGTGAAGTGAGAGGCATGAAGGTCAATGCCGCCAATAGAGAATTGAATGGTCGCTGTACCACCATGCGATGGTTGCGTGAGCATCCACTAGAAGCTGAACAGCGTCAATATGACTTGATGAATCACAATACTGCGGCCGCAATTAAACAGATCGAACGAGTGGCTAGCCTGCCGCCTGAGCGCAGAATGATGCGTATTGGAAGCGAAATGCTGAGTGGCTATACTGAAAAAGATTGGATTGATTGGTGGCAACATCTGGATCAACAGCATCATTGCGAACGCATCTTTGCTCCAGTAGGCGAGGCTGCTCGCAAACATGATGTACGCATCAGTTTCCATCCTGGGCAGTTTTGTGTGCTGGCCAGTGAAGCACAAGAAATCCGTGATCGTAGTGTACTAGAATTTGAATATCATGCTGACATGGCTAGATGGATGGGCTTTGGCAAAACATTTCAAGACATGAAGATCAATGTGCATATTTCAGGTAAACAGGGTCCATCCGGCATTCGCGAGAGTCTCAAGCAACTGAGTCCCGAGGCCCGCAACTGCATCACTATTGAGAATGACGAAATGAGCTGGGGTGTTGATGCCAGCATTGAATTGGTCAACGACTGTGCCTTGGTCTTGGATCTGCACCACCACTGGATTCGAACAGGCGAATACATGGACCCAAATGATGACAGGGTCAAACGAATTATAGATTCATGGCGTGGTGTACGACCAGTGTGCCACTACAGTGTCAGCAGAGAAGATGTGCTGGTCGACCATGCCACTGATGTGTTGCCAGACCATGCACAACTATTGGCGCAAGGCTACAAGAAACAAAAGATGCGGGCACACAGTGACTGGTACTGGAATCAGCCTGTAACTGACTGGGCTCTCAGCTTCTGGGAAAACTTTGATCTCATGTGCGAAAGCAAATCGAAGAATCTTGGATCAGAAATGGTTTATAATAGGGCTAAACAGATTGGGATCGTTTAACTTCCCAATATTCTAACATTGCCTGACGCTTCTTTGCTAATGCTTCGGGCACTACACTAATATTTAGCTTACTCTGCTTTTGGCTTGCGTGGAGCACGTGGCTTCTTGGGTGCTGTGATTGCAGCAGCCTCGGGAGCTTTTTGTGCTTTTGGTTTTGCAGGTGCTTTTGGTTTTGCAACTTTGGCCGGCTCTTCTTTAGCAACTGGTGCAGGCGTTACAATTGCCGCTTCTGTTCCGGCTGGTAATACTGGCTCTGGTCCCAGTTGCACCAAAGGTGTTTCAACCTTATAAGGTACTTCAGTTGCAGGTTCAGCTGGCTTGATGCCAAATAGTTTTTTGATTGCGTTTAACATGGTATATTATCCTCCAAGGTATTTATACTTGATAAATATCATATGTACAATTTTATACGTCATATCACATTAAACGAAGGTAAAACACCCACAACATTGGTACATACCAAGTTACCTTATGCCAAGGATGATTTGGAGCCCAGCATGAGTGAAGACACCATCAACTATCATTACAAAGAACTGTATGGTGGCTATGTCAAGCGTTTCAATACCGGCGAAGGTGATGCTGACTTCAATGAAGCGGGTGCATTTTTGCATGATATCTATTTTAGGCAGTTCCAAAAACCCAGTAGATCAAATGATCCAGATGGCTCCGCTGGCGAATTTATTGACAAGCATTTTAAAACATTTGATAACTTTAAAGATAAGTTTCAAAAAGAAGCCATGGCCATACAAGGTAGTGGCTGGGCATATCTAGCTCGCAACGGTAGTATCAAAACTATCAAGAATCACGAAATCAAACAAGATATTGTGTTGCTAGTGGATTGGTGGGAGCACGCCTTTCAAGGCGACTATGGTAGTGATAAAAAGTCATATCTCAATAACCAGTGGCGTATTATAAACTGGAATGTGATAAGTTCTAGAATTGGTCGAGTGTCTTGAGACTACTCACTGGCATACTCCATACATTTCTGCTTTCAACGCCTTTGCTTTGAGCAAACTTTTTAGCATCGCAGCTGCCGCAAACATGATAAAAATTGTTTGTAAGTCTTTTAGGATCCATTGATCCCTTGTCTCTTTCAAAAATCACTGCACAACAGTCACACTTTAGTACAACCACAGTTTTCTTACGACTGTAGGTATGATGCCGACCTTGCTTGCTGGTACGAACATGTTGGGTTTGACGAAATTCTGTGGCTATTAACATCATGTATTTACATTAAGGTTATAAAATGCCTTTGATAAATACTCAATCGAGGGCAATCATGATCACTATTTCAGCATCAGCAAAAGAAAAAATCAAAGATCTACTACTGGAAGAAGGCAACCCCAATTTGTCTTTACGCACATTTGTGCAAGGCGGTGGTTGCAGCGGATTTCAATATGGCTTTACATTTGATGAAATCATGAATGAGGACGATTTTGAGATACCGTTGGATCAATACAAAATATTGGTAGATGCTATGAGCATGCAGTACCTACAAGGTGCAGAAATAGATTACAAAGACGATTTAATGGGTAGCAGTTTTAGTATTACTAATCCCAATGCAACAACAACATGTGGCTGTGGTAGCAGCTTCGGAGTATAAGCGATGACACAACAATTAATAAATGTAGGTATTCAGGGCAACGACGGCACTGGTGATAGTATCCGTGAAAGTTTTACCAAGGTAAACAGCAATTTTACTGAATTGTATGCTGTGTTTGGCGAAGGGGGTGCCATCAAATTCGGCAATTTAGCGGATGCTCCTGGCACTCAAACTTACACCATTACTAATATAAACAGCAATGGGCGATTTGTTACTTTGACTTTTGTCAATGCCAACAACACACTGAATCCGTTCAATGCAGGGCAAAGTATCGTTGTTAAAAACATAATTCCCAACAACTACAATGGCATTTACACAGTCAATCTGGCCACAGCAACAACAGTGCGATTTGTCAGCACTGTTACAGCGGCCCCTGTGGCATTCGGAACTGTGTCTAGCACAGCATACAACTCAAATCAAGTGATCATGGCCAACAATACAGGTACTGGGCTTACAGCCAGAACTGTAGTTGGCACTGGAAATCTTACTGTAGACACCAGCAACAACAGCAAACTGATACTGGGTATCAATAGTACCAGTTTTTTATCAGCCACTAGTCCAATTTTGGGTCAGAGCATTAATGGAGCAGGCGTATTTACAATTGGCAATCTAGCCAGTCCCAGCGATGCAACAGTGGCCAACTATAATGCCTACTATGGGCAATTGGGATATTCTCCCATAAGCAAAGATTCTTTTGCTGTTACTGTGGGTTATGCCAACAGCAATTACATACAGTTATCCGGAACTGGAGTTGCGGCCGGACCCATCAAAGTTCGCAATGAGCCTTTGACTCCTCAAATCAGTGATCCAGACTATGATCCAAATTTACAAGGCAATTATGTAGCAACTGAGGCCATGCAACGCCAG